GCGGATTAAAAGTCCGCTGGACGTTAGCAACACTATGGAAGAAACTCCGTAACCGCCTCCGCATAAGCAGAATAATGACTGGGCGTCAAATGTGCATAACGACGCACCATTGATTCAGACTGCCATCCGCCCAGATCTTGCAACACATACAGCGGAGTCCCCGATTGCGCATGCCAAGACGCCCAGGTATGCCGCAGATCATGCCAACGAAAATCCTGTATCCCTGCCCGCTGCAACGCCTGATGCCAGGCACGAGTATTTACCCAACGAATAGAACGACCACAATAAGTAAACACCCACTCATGATGCTGCCCACGTTGCGCCTGAAGCACTTGCAAAGCAGGCAGCGATAACGGAATCCGGATCGCCTGCCGTCCCTTCGCCTGATCAGCAGGAATACGTAAGACCTTACGGACAAGATCGACCTGATCCCAACGCAATTTCAATATATTGGCCTGACGCAATCCGGTTGACAAAGCAAAAATAACCATAGCGCGCTGATGCAATGGCAGCTCAGACAACAACGAGCGAGCCTGAACAGGTGTCAACCAGCGAACCCGCTTTATCGGTTCTGGAAACAGTGAAATATGAGGACACCGATCAATCCACAGCCAAATATCAAACGCACGGCGCAGGATAGAACGGATCAACGCCAAATAACGATTTGCAGTGGATGAGGAAGTCTCAGCCGCTTTTAGCGTAGCCACACGCAAAATTAAATCGCTATCAATAGCAGCTAACTTCTTTCCAGCAAAGTAAGAAGCCAACCAGCGTAATTTAGCGGCGTCTTCATGCGCCGTTGCTTTACGAGATTTTTCAGATAGCCAGCGCAATGCAGCGTCACCCCATAAAAAATGAGACATAAGCTCTCCTAAGTTCTTAATCTTTTCGAAATGGTATAGCGGAGAAATTGCGGGGCGGCCTTGCCACGAAAGAGAGTTAGCGCATCACTAACACGCCATAAAAGCGGTTTTGCATGAGAAAGTAAGCGGAGAACGCGGAGGATAAATCGGAACCTTGATCTAGTCAGCGCTGCAAAGAACGCAGGCTAGAAGCGTCTCCGTAGGGGGCTAGCCCCCTACACCCCCGCTTAATTTACACTATGCAAAGAAAACACTAGGGAAAATGACAATGACGCAAAAAGAAGACAACGCAGAGATCATAGATGAACAAAGAATACAAATTGCAAAATTGATCTCAGAAACAGCCAAGATTCAAGCTGAAATTCACGAAGTGACCACACACACCCAAGAAATGAACGCACACATCAATGAAATGAATGCACGTACCCAAGAAATGAATGCACGCACACAAAAATTAATGGAAGAAACACTAAAAGTATCTAAAGAATCAAAATGGTATCCGGTAGTAGTAGCCAGTGGCCTTATGGCAGCAGGAGCGACAGCAGCAACTTTATTTATCAAACTATTCCACTAATCTGAGAACAACATCAATAAAAAACCAGGCCGCCCTACACGGCATATACAATTATGAACATAAATTGAATAGATTATGAACCAATCATAACTGGCATGGAAATTGCGTTATTGACAAAGATAAAAAAATGTGAATGAAAATTCCTCACAAAGACCCAAAAACTAACGCGAAAACGAAGAACCACGCCCTAAATCATCACGATGCTCATAGCCAGGTGATTCCGGAAACGTTCCCATAGCACGCTCCCCCTTCTCTATCATCCCTCCCTGAACGGCAGGCTCTCCGTGAGCATCACTCGCTGCGCTCGCAATGCTCACTGCGCCCTGTTGATCACGGGATAAATTATATAAACGCGGGTCCGTTTCACGAACAGGCTCCCGCCAAGGCCATGCTGTCGCTACCAAAACATGACTAAGGACAGAAATACGCACCCCATAAGAGTGCACAGAGACATCAAAGCCCAAAGCACGCAACTGCTCTAAATCAAGCTGCTCAATCACCAAATTCTCCGTATTAATCCATTGCACCCAAGCACGATACTCATGCCCCACCTGCGCAAGCGCAGCCAAACGCAACCGACCCTTGGCATTAAGATCAAAAATATAACGTTGCTCAGGCCCCAAATCTGACAAAGGATCAACAGGAGGCATCACAGAAGCAGAAGCAGAAACGTCTTGATGAACAGGACCAGAAACAACCTGACCAGGTTTAAACACTTGCCCTACACCTGAAGAGGAAGGACTAGAAACATCATGGGTAGAAAGACCAGCACCACCGAAATAACGAGAATAAAAATGAAACCCCACAACACCGAGTGCCAAGAAAAAAATAGCCTTTATTAACATTACTGCCCAGACTGTTCTCTTACCCTGAGAATACACCTCCGTATTGCGTGCCCCTGGAGCATACCCATCATAAAGAGGAAAAATAGACGCATCATATTTAAACGTCTGACTCCCCACCTTCTCAAACTTACCTGCCGCCACAGTATGGTAATACGTCACACGATAACGATTCTTGAGACCAACAACCGTCAATTTCTGAAAACTATGCTTACGCTCAATACGTGCACGAATCGCAGGATGCATGCGCTTAATCCACTGCGTCATCAGCACTGCATCACCGCCATTCTGACCCAATAACGCCCAGAAATTTTCTATCTGAGGCGCTAACGGTGCACGAGATTCAACATAAAACTCATGCACCTCATCAATAACGATTAACACATCCTTAAAACGATCTTCAATACACCATTTGCCGTCAACTTCATCACGATAACAAACGAATGTATTTAATACATCATCCGTATTAACAACAAAAAGAAGTTCACGAATACGAGCCTCTGACATCTCCAAATACTGAGCAATCAACTCATGACGCAAACCATTCAAACGTGCATAAACACGACGACCCTCACGAAGAGCAGAAAGAATATGATGCTTCACTGCATCGTAACTTTTCCCAGAACGAGGCACACCCTCATTAAAGACCAACATCACCAAATACCTAAAGTCAACAAACGCCTAAATATAGAAAAAACAATCGCCGCACTAATCACGCGCATAGAATTAGATAACTGAAATACATCAGCAAACCACACGACTGTACTACCAGCCTTACCTAACATATCCCCCAAGCTTTGCTGCTTTAGAAAATCAGGCCAAGGCAATACACCTACAACAAATAAAATCAATGAAAAACAAAAATCACAAAACAAAACAAAAACATCAGAGACAAAATCAGCTAAAGCAAGAAACATCTTAGTGATTAAATCCCAAATCCACTGCGTAAGATCAGTTAACCACCCAACCCTTAATATAAACATGATTCCTCCCACCTAACGCAAGGTCGCAATACGAACGGCAAAATAAGAAGCAATCGCAAAAATAATATAACCAGCCGACCGCAAAAAACTCAAAAAAACACCGCTGCAATGATAATCAAATGTCATTTCTGGCCAATACGCAGAAGCAGACAACCTGAATACAGGACATTCCCCAGATGCAGAAATAGCTAAAAAGGAAGAAATACCAGAAATAAAAGGAAGATCATTTACCTTAGCCTGATATCCTGATACGACGGTGTCTAATGTCTTACCATTACGTTTATAAAGAACACCAGTCCCTGAAGGTGAACCACTACCAGGTGTATTCTTATCACCACCTGACTTATCACCACCGCCTGACTTATCACCACCACCACCACTACCCTGACCGCTAGAACCACCGCTAGAACCGCCAGAAGAACCAGTAGAAGCAAATGTAGTTGTATTATAATTGTTATAAGTATTATTAGTAATCTGAGTAGAGGTCCCCTTACCATCTACACGCCAATCCCCCTTATCCTTAGGCGCGTCCACAGGAGCGATAACAGGAACATCAATTTTATTCAAAGTTGCTGCATGATTACCGTCAGAAGCAATCTGAGTTCCCACCTCACCTGGTTTCCAACAATACTGATGCCCAGTAGATGAAGTAGCACAATACTTACCGTCCTGCCTCACACACTGCGTTAATGTCCCCATACGAGTACACTCATCTTTAACAACGTCCTGAGCAGGAGGCGTATCCTGACTAGACGCAGAAGAAGAAGCACCAGACGGAGAAACAGTACACAAATTCCCGTTAGGGGTCATACGAGGTAAAACATACCTAACTCTGCCATCATCCTGTCCTATACCAATGACACCATCAGAACGATCCACATCATAAGAACAACCATCATAACAAGCCGTAGACGAAACACGCACACCTGAAGGAAGAGTTAAAGCAACAGGTGACTTAGAAGAACGTGTAAGACAAGTTTTACCCGCGGGATAGACCCGCTGAAAATAGTCCAAAGTATTACAATCACCAGAGGGATGACGAGGCGTAGTGAAATAACCTCCAAAACCAATAACGTGACCATCATCAGTCATAGGACAATCAACCACTTGCAAACCAGGAATATTACTATCCTTCAATTGATTAGAACGCCACATCTGATAACTTGCACTAGCAACAGCATAAGCCTCCCCCCTATCTAAACACTGATTAGGATCCCAATGCGGCTCACCGATATCGCAAGCAAAACAAAAACGAGAAATAAAAAGAATCACAAAAAAAACAAGTATGCGAAAAATACTCATGAAGCATCCAGCCCCTTAACAGCAGCCCATCCACATAAAGCACCCAAAAAACAAGAGAATAAAGTAATTATCAAAGCACATACACCCAGCCGGTGAAGGAGCGACACAAAAAGTGCCGCTCCAATAATTTAACCGAAGAAACCAGCGACTTTTTTCGCCCCCCACTTAGTAAATCCTACAACTGCAATTAAAGCAGCAGCACCAATGAGAGCCGCCGCCGCCGCCTTAACATCAAGTCCAGATAAAATATCTGCCATACATCACCTCGTTTATTGATTATCGGCCATCAAAAAATGTCGCAACGGTGCCGATAATACGCGCTACGACATACCAACCAATCACAGTAAAAGCCACAGCAGTAGAGGTCTGAATAACAGTTTTCATATCAGGCACCTCGAACGCACGTTGCACCAACTGATAAACCCCATACTCTGACCCACTCACCAATATATACCCCGTACAGTCAGACACACTCTGACCTATAACAACCAGTACCATCAGCTTTTAAAGAGACACAGAGGGCCATAACTTAACAAACATTCCCAATACAAGAAAAAAAACATAATCAACAAAAAACAACAAAAAAAACTCTATACACCAACACAAAAACAAAAAAATAACTAAAACAAAAAACGATAACACGGCACTAATCAAGACACCTTAGAAGAAACAACAGAAACAGGCTCCTTACTAGCAAACTCCTTTAATGCAGAAGATAAAGAAATCAACTTAAGACGCCTTAACACCAAGTTCCCATAATCATCCGTCCCATAAGAATCAGGATGTACCAAATACTCACCGGGGGGATACAAAGGCGCCGAACCCAACTTCAAGCTAAATACAGTTTCATACGCGCCCCCCATCACCACAGCAGCACGCTGTTCACGGAAAATCTGCGGCCCCGTCTTAGTATTTACAGAACGCTCAATAAGAACACTATCTTTCACTCTCACAATAGACATAAATCACCTAATAATTAAATTAAAAGAAATCCACAATGACTTACACACACACGCCCACAGAACAATCTAATAACGTCTCTCGCAAATACGCAGGTAAATCCCCACCCCTACAAATACGCCGAAAACGAGAAGGCAACCCCTCACGCTCCACACGATCAACAATAAAATCAGAAAACCCACACCCCAACGCTTGACGCAACACCCCTAACGCAGGCCCGACCTGACGACGCAGCCAGCGAACCAACGCCTCACCTGTCGCCTCCACATGCTTTACCACCGTGCGAATGCGACTCACAGGAGAAGCAACAACAACAGAAAACAACTGACACAGATAATCATAAGAACCACGCAAATAACGCATAGGTTCTTCTAATAAATCAAAAGGGATCACAGCATGCTTGGCATATAAACGCACCTCATAACGCACCCAGGGAGACTCAGCCACACCAAGCTGTTTGCCTTTCTCATAAATACACAATTGCTTATGACCACGTTGCCCCACATACAACGTACACCCAGACCCACCCCCATGATCATCTAAAAAACGCGTACGCGGAGGAGTCCCACCAGAAGAAAACAACAAACAACCACCAGCAGGAGCTAAATGCTCACGCGCAAGGGCCTCATGATGCCGAACCGTCCCCAATATACCGTCATAATCATCATAAGCCACATCACAACGAGTAATCCGCGCATCCAAAGAAGCCAATGAACGTTTTACCTTTGACCAATCATGAATATAACGGCAAGCCGAACCCGTCAAACTAATACAATACGAATCCCGATTACCATCCCAACCAATCTTGCCAACTAGATCACCATTAGAATCTATAATAGAAGCACTTGAATTATAAAAATGCCAACGCACAGAAGTATGAGAACCCACAATGACATCATCAGGATTCAGACCAAATAACAAGTAAAGAAGAAAACGAGGCTCATCAAAATAACCCGCCTCTGCCAAACGAGCATAACTAAAAACAACCGTCAAATAATCAATAGAAACAGGATAGGAAGAAGCAACACCCTTTTGGCCCGTATTACTGTTCGGGCCTAACCCCTTTTCACCGGACGGAGCAGGAAACACATAAGACGGGTTTACACGATCGCGACGCGTCTCATATAAGCGAGCAGCCTTCTCAACATCAGCGCGACGCTCACGCTCCAAAAAATTAACATAAACCGCAGAATCAGAAGAAGAAGAGCGACGAGACATAGAATACCTCCACATAAAAACTACAGAAAGCATCAACCGCAGCGATTAATGCGATTCAAGAACAACAGCAACAAAAAATCAAGAAAAAACACAAGCCTTACAATAAAATAAAAAACAGAGAAAACAAAAACATAAGAACACAAAGAAGGCACAAACGAAGATAAAGAATGAGATACAGAGTGAGTAAAATAATCCTGAAAACCAGAAGTCGGTTGAACAAGAATTAATAAGGATAAACAAATAAACAACAGAATCGACAAAAAAAACGACAAGAGAAGATTAAAGAACCGCCTAACAATCGGAAAATAAAAAAAAAACCGAATCGAATGACATCTTAAATACACAGCCTGAATAAAACGCATCATCTCACACACCAGCCTGTTAAATACTCAAAAATATCTGCGATCATGAATAAAACTCACAGCAAATTTAATAATGGCGAAAATCAATATGAGGATTAATACGCAATTTACTGAAGGAAGAATAATTGAATTAATCACACTAATGATTGCCTCAATAAAACACACTCATCTAATTGATCTAATGCCGCAGCACGGACAGACATCCAAAAATCAAACTGCTGAGGTAGCGTATCTTCCCAAAAATCCAATTGACGAACGTACATCTCAGCAATATTCAATGCCATGCGTGCGCCTCGCTCAGTATCAGTAATCCGCATAAGAAAGAGAAGATAAATACTGCTTCACTTCTTCAATCTCAGAAACAATATCCAGCGAAGACATATACATAAGATGAACTTTATCTAATATTTTATCATCTGAAGCTTTAGAAGCAACACGAAACATCAACACTAGCGCCCCCTGAATAGCTTCAACCCTAGATTCAAGATTAGAAACAGATATATTCATACAAGAAATATACTGATGAGCAAAAAGAGGATCAGTGTCTAAAACAGATAATCTAGACATATCACGACAGTGCTTTTTTCATATCTTCCGCATTATCTTCCACATGCTTTATAATAAGACGCACAGTAGATAAAGCATCAGAAACACCATCTAAAATAACTCTCCGCTCGTCAAACATTTGAATATTAAAAACCTTAAAATATTTAGATAAATTCGACTGATAATCAAAAGCATCTCTTAAAGCTTCGTTTAACAGCTCAAGAGCAACAAGAAATCCATAAAAGCTTATAGACTGAAAATAAGAATCAGCTTGATGAGTCAAAGAAGCCTCAGAAGCAGCAGATACTTCGTTTTGATCTTTCAACATCTCAACACTCCTACCGTGCCCTATCCTGTCTTAGAACACCTCCCCATCCAGGATAGGAGAAAGGNNGGAAGGGGATTCCTCTTCAAAAAGAGAGATNACTCACTATACACTNNAATAGAGAGAAATTCAAACCCTTTTAGAGAGAAAAATGCACACAAAAGAACTAATAGAACTAGCTACTAAACAATTAGAAAGAAAAAATGTGCTGGCTCTAGCAGAAAGGTTGGAAGTAGCAAACGGAATAATGTACGAATGGCGCAACGGAACAAAACCGATACCAGACGAACGCATCCGACAACTAGCAAAAATTGCTAAAGAAGATGCAGGAAAATGGCTACTACTTATCAGATCAGAACAAGATAAAGGAGAATAGGCAAAGAATGGGAAAAGCTATACAAAAAACTAACCGCCACTGCTGCGACACTTTTAATAGGCGCAAGCATCACCTGCCCTAACACGTCTCAAGCACAGTCAATAAATAAGAACTTCAGTAATGAAAATTCAGATAATGCATATTATGTCCATTATGTCCATCAGGTGGGCGCTTATAAAGCGCGATGTTTAGCTTCACCAAAGAACGGAGTGTGATGACTGCAATCGTTTAAGCGTACTACTTGTAGTTGGTCAATATTCTTTCCTTCCAAGAGGTTCAGCGTAGTCGGTGCTTGATGGAAGCGCCATAAATGAGCCAATGGCAATCCCAGCACTCGACACAGGATCACTCGGTTGACTGCATCATGCGCAACGACTAATAAGATATCGTCAATCCCTAATCCAACAACGGCGGTTGTTAAACCACGCCAGCTGCGTTCTAGGACTTGGTGCAGTGATTCACCGTTAGGCATGATGACTGTCTCGGGTGCTTTACGCCAAGCGTGCAGCCGTGTGGGATCCATTGCATGAATCTCAGTATCTAAAAGGCCCTCCCAGTCACCGTGGGCAATTTCTTTCAGATCCGGCTCAATCAATAACTGTGCTATGCGGCTTTCACCCAAGGCCAGTTGTGCAGTGTATTGGGCCCGTAGCAAGGGGGACGCCACGGCACGAGCAATGACTACATCCCGTAGGCGCTCACCAAGGGCACGCGCCTGAGCCTCACCAACAGAAGAAAGAGGAATGTCAATTTGGCCTTGATAGCGACCTTCAGCATTCCAAAGTGTCTCTCCATGACGAGCAAGCAAAATACGCATGCTATAAAAAGTCTCTTAATGATGGGAAAGCCGCCATCACCGCAATGACGGCGTTTGCAGCAGTTTAACGATACAAATTCATTCCTTTAGTAGACGTGGTGCTGGTGCAACTTCAGTCATGATCCACTGCACATAACGACTATCAACTGCAATTGTTCGAGTCATCACAGGATCAAATACCCAATTACTACTGACAGACTCCCAATTACCGTCAAATACTAAACCTACCAATTTTCCGTGGGCATCTAAGACTGGCGATCCGGAGTTGCCGCCGGTCATCTCCAAGTCAGATAAAAAATTCACCGGTACAGTGCCAATGCGTTGATCGGCTAAATTGGCATAGTGCTTTGCCTTGATCGCATCAATCAGTGACTTCGGTGAATCGAACGGCTCGACACCTGTATTCTTTGCCATGACACCCTGCAGTGTCGTAAATGGTGTGTACTCGACGCCATCTTTGGGTGAATAGCCTTTCACGTGACCGAAAGTAATACGTAATGATAAGTTGGCGTCTGGGTAAACAAATTTTCCATGGCTCTTGTTGTAATCAGCTAAGGCCTGCAGGTAGATCGGGCGTGCTTTGAGTAGTTCTCCAGTACGGATCTTATTTTGACGTTCAATCTCCAGTAATGCTGGCATGATGGCCACCGCATAACGGATCGCCGGATCTTGACTGCTTTCAAACACCGCGCGGTCGGCCTTGAACCACTTCAGCCTTTCCTCAGAACTGCTTAATTTGGTGTCATCCAAGCGCTTGAGGGTTCCCGTGATGCCATCTCCCAACCAAGCATCAATTGCAGCCACACGCTGTTTGACAGGAAGTTTAGTGTATTCGGTGAGCCAATACTGCTGCATCTGGCGGTCCATTGCCGGTACGTAGCGCCGCTCCATCTGCTTTAAGTTACCCTCAATTGTTGGTAAATCGCGCTCCTGATATCCCGCTTCACGCTGGGCATCAGGTTTAATACGCTCGATTGCTAAGCGATATAATTTCACCGCTACACCAATGACACCGCTTCCGTTGAACTGACCCAGTACAAAATCAAGATCCTGGTTTGCTTTATATTGTTCCGTTAGATCAACCAATGTTTGATACGCAGACAATGCTTCGTGTCCGCGTATGCTCTGCTGTTTCAACCAGGCTAATACTGCCGTTTCCTCACGCTGTTTCTGACCCATAGCATCAATGCGTCGGAAGCCTTCCAATTGACCATCAAAGTTTTTCGATACGTTACTCAATTCAGCTAAAGTGCCCGCATATTTCACTTGAATTTCTGGATTCTGTTTGCCAGCCGCCTCGATCAAAGCAATGAGATTCTTGAAATGCTGGCCAATCACCGGATAAGTCCAGTGAGCAGTATTCTCAAATTCGGCGACCAAAGCATAACGATTGGTCCGTCCTGGGTAACCAGCGACCA